TTTAACTCGTCAAGCGGCAGGTCCTTATATTCAATAGGCTTTTCTGCGGTTTCGACAAGTTCAAAATAGCCGTCTGCAATAAGCTTGTCGGCAATATCCTTGTTTTCAACCGATACAAAAGGGCTGTTCCTTGTTGCAGAAACAGCCCCACTGTATGAAAGCCCCTTGATAAGTCTTAACTTATACATAGCACCCTCCTGTATTATGCAATACCTGTGATGATAGCTGTTGCATCAGCTTCCTCGATAATTGCGTCAAAGTCAAGATGCACCGCATAGAAAATCTTATCCTGCATAATAGATTCCTTGTCGGTATCTGTCTTGCGAATCTGAACACCGTATGTATTAACTACGATAAGGTTGTTGGGGTCGGTAAGCAGAATGCAATCATCGGCGATTGACGGACAAGGAATTACGGGTATCTTTGCAGGCTCGTTGTACATTGACTGAGGTATCATGCCACCGGCTGTAATAGCCTTGTTGAGCAGGTAAAGTTCCCACTCCTGCGCTCTGTGGGGTGACATAACCCAACGGAGCTTGCCGTTATTGTACTTGTTCGGCATAGACTTCAGCGCATCATAGAACATATCAAGTGACATTGCACCGCTGTTTTTGCTTGAAACGTCAACGATATGTCCGTTAGCCTTAATCTGCTTGATCCAGCCGTCATTGATAGATAAGAAGTCGTAATCGGGAGTAGCCGCCATAATCGGATTTGTTTCTCCGTCCTTCTTACCTGTGTCATACTGTGCAGGTGTTGCCTCGTCGCCATTGAGATAGAGGTCTTCGAGGTCTACACCGAGCTGTGTAGTCATGAGATTTGTAACTGTTGCTTCAAAGCTCTGTCCCTCGATGTTTTCTCTGAGCGTTTCGCCCGTAATCTCCCAGGGTAATCTTATGGCCGTTGTCTTGTACTCAACCTGTGACGGTGTTACAGTTGCTCTGTAGCCGTCATCGGTGTTTTCGACTTTCTTTCTCACGATACGCTTTGCAATGCCGATCTTGTCAATGTAGCCCGTTCTTGCTCTGCGCATTTCGTGACGTACTGCACTTGCAAGCGGTGTAGCGTCAAATGTCTGCTTGATAAACTGCTTAGCCTGTTCAGGATTAAGCAGACCGCTTGAAATGGAGTTGGTGGTAATTGTACCTTTGATGATCTCTTCGTTCTGGAACATGGTTCTTTTTCCTCCTTAGATGATACCTGCAAGATAGTGCTTCTTCTGAGCACCGTCCTTAGACTTGTTTACGTCAGCCTCATCGCTCTGCTGTGTTGTGCCTCTCTGTGCGGCAAGAGCTTCCTTGAGCATTGCAGGAACTGCCTCCTTGACTGCCTGAGTAATCATTGCGCCGATTTCTTCTTTTGTGAGAGGTTCTTCCTTTTTCTCGGCATCCTTTGTGTTGTCAGCCTCTGCGCTCTTTTCCTCGGAGCTTGCCTGCGATGCGCCGTTGTCTGCCGCCTGAGCTTCTTCCTTGATGATCTTAGCAACTTCCGCCGCAATAGAGCCGGCAGACTTTTCTATCGTTTCAGAAACGATAGCCTTCATTTCGTCCTTTGTCACTTCTTTTTCCTCCTGTTTTTCGCCGTCAAGTAATGACAGCAGTGTTTTTATGATACCTCTGCGCTTCTTCGGAGTGGCATCATTAAATGATTTTTCGAGATTGTCAATGTCAACGTCTTCGGTAGCATACTCACCGACACCGCCCATTGAAAAGCCGGTAATCTCGCCTTTTTCAATGCGGTTCCAGATTTTATCGTCTGAAATCTCTACCGTCATCAGCCAAGTGCCTTTTTTGACCGCTTTGTCGCCGAGCGAAAAATCCGCTTTTGCAACCCAGCTCTCTACGACCGAAGCCGAAGAAAGCGGCGAGAAGCTATGCTGAACATCAACCATATTGCCGTTCTTTGCATACCACCTTGCCGCCTTGACTATCTCGTCTTCTGTCATGAAGTTGCCCTGTGAGTCTTTTACCATAGGCTCATAGACAATGCCTGTGACATAGTGATTATCTGCGTCCGCCTTTACTATCTGCCCGCAGGTCATAAAGCTTGCTTCGCCGTCCTTGTTTTTGGTAACAAGGAAGCTCTGAAGATTTGCCGCCTTATCGACAAGCGACACGAAACGTATTCTTGCGTTTCTTATCTCGATTGCCTTTTCGATATTGTTCATATCGGTGTCCTCCTTTCTGATTTTGAATATAAAAAAAGCACCCGTTAAGGTGCTTCATTCCGATATATTACCAACAGGCTTCTTGCGGTATTTCCTTGTAGTCATAACAATAACCCTCTCTTACAGTTCAACGCCCTCAATGGTTGCTCTTACTTCAAGCATATACAGATATTTACCCATCGCAGCTGATTGCTCCTTTAACAGTTCTATACTGCATTTAGGCTCGAAATTTAGCGTTCCTGCTTCATACTTCACTATCATTGCATGTAGCTTTTCATAGCGAATCTTTGTCTGGTAGTATTCACCTTTGAATCTATCCTTGAAATCTGCGCTTTCCATAAGTGCAACCGTGTCTTTAAGTTCCATTGTAGTTCTTCCTTTCTGTTTTTGGGTATAAAAATACCGCTCCAAAAGGGGCGGTAAAATTATTGAGTTTGTTCGTTTTTGCGCCGAACTTCACAAAAAACGG